TGGCATTCTTAGAAGTTGACCCGTCTGGGCAATCACGCGGCCCAACTCAGGAATCTTATCCACCATTTCTTGCAGTGAGTGTTTCTCTTCGCGCTCGTTGTATTCAATGATTTTATCAAGTGCTTCTGCCTTCTCAGATAGCGAGAATCCAACAGATTCCTTGTAGGCCTTAGCAAACTTACGAGGAATGACCAAGGTATGCTGAACTTTATCCTTGATACGGACACTCGTTTCAGAGGAAACGGAACCAAACATACCAACATACCCAAGAAGAGCACATACTTGATCAATTAACTTCTTGGAACGCGAACTAGCACGGATCAGTTGTCGCTCTACTGATACATTTCCATCACCATCAAAGAATCCACTGATCAATCCAGCAATGAATTCCTTATTCGCATGGAAGACAATGGAGCCAATCTCCTTCTCATATGAACCTGTCTTGAAATTTTCTAGAAGGAAGTTTTTCAGATCCTTAGAATGAATCATATTTTCTTTACTAGGTCCATATTCGCCTTTGTATGTGCGAGTCTTGAATTCGTATTGATATTGTTTAGCAAATAGTGACAAACGCTCTTCTACAATGGGGTGGATCTTTGTAATAATTGTAGTATTTCCACTAATAGATCCATCTGCCAGATAAATACCACATACCCATCCAAACTCGCGATCCAATGCAAAGATGGTTTCTCCTTGTTGATATTCAGTCAATGCATTTGGAGCCTCGGGAACCATACGAGCAACTGGCACACGCATTCCCACCTTCAGGTCTGAACCCAGAACAGGAACAATTCCTGATTCGTCACGTTTCAAGAAGGAATGAGTCAGCGTAGCAGTCGTGTGACGACCCGTTCGTGTTACCACTTCTACTAGACCACCATTGGCTGGATGGCGACTGATTTCTGAGATACGACGCCAAGAAGTCTTCTCATCGTCACTCACACCAACAATATAGCAGTCCTCTACACCATCCATAGGAAGAACTACACTATCCTGTGAGATTTCAATCAGATTTGAAGAATTCTTTGCCAAAATAGGATCCACAAAGTCTCGCACGGATCCATAATATCTCAAATTTTTACCATTTGTAATACAAATTACGGTAGAACCATGTGACGACATTTGCGTGGCTGGCTCGCCAATACTCTGCGCAGCTACAATACCCACTTGATCACCTGGCTGAACCCAGGCTTTCATGTGGTTCGCCACAATCAGCTCCATCAACATCTCAAACGCTGCTTTTGTGAAACGCTCCTTAACAATCAACTTATGAGGTGCAAGATGAAAACGAAGAAGAGCTGCCCAGATCTTATGATAAGAATGAGTAAATGTCAGAATACGCTTAATTCCATTCAGCACCACGGGGATTGTCAAATCCGTCTTGTCCGTTGGCTGAAGACCAAACCGCACTTTCACATTCAGAATCATACGTGCGAGGTTTACTGGTGCAAAGACATTTCCAGAATCCAATGACTTCTTCTGAAATACACCCTCAACCATCATCACCTGATCATACATCAAATCCTTCACATACTCTGTCATCAACTCCTCCTCTCCTTCACGCAAGGTCCCTTCAATCAACACCGTGCTCCAATCCACTTCTCGCATACCATAATCACGGGTGATCTCCTCCTCAGACAATTCACCAATGGATAGCGACTGTGTCTCGATCTTTGTAGGATTTACACCATCCTCGCCATAATGATATTGAATGATATTGTTATTCGCATCACGGACGGTTCCATCATGATGAACAATCAAATCCTCCATGGACTTAATCAGCTGACGTTGAATATAACCTGTTTCGGCAGTCTTTACAGCAGTATCAATCAAACCTTCACGACCAGACATCGCATGGAAGAAGAATTGCTGTGGAGTTAGACCACGAATGAAGGATGATTCAATGAAGCCACGAGATTCCGCACTATCATCGTATTTCTTATAATGTGGAAGAGTTCGATCCGTAAATCCATAAGGAACACGCTTGGCTTCAATCGCAGTTTGTCCGAGACATGCCATCATCTGCGCCACGTTCAATGGCTCACCCTTTGAACCAGAACGAACCATGGCAAGAAGACGATTCTCCTTAGACAAGGACTGCTGACCAAGCTCACCTGCATCTGATGTTGCTTGATTGAGAATACCAAACACCTGATCCTCAAATTCCTGTTGATTTGTTTTTCCTGTATTATTGTCGAACAAGTCCAAATGAACTTGTAGAATCAATTGTTCTACCTTTTTCTTACGTTCCTGAATCTTTTTATCGATATCTTCTTTCGTCTTTTCATCGGCAATCAAGTCACTAATGCCCACACTGAAACCATTCATCACCAAGAAGTGTTCCACTGTGTTCTGAAGTGCATCCAACAGATCCACAGTATCCTTTGGACCAAAATCGTTGTATGTCATGTGAATAATACCCTTCGATGGTTTCATATAAATATCACCATCTACTACACCCTGTAGAATATCACCTTGCGTGATACGGACATAATTCACAGAATCTTGCTTGCTTTCTTTTTCTTTATCAAATGATTTATTTGTCATTTCCAAATTAATAGGTGGCAGCAAAGCTCCTAGAACCTGCTGACCCGTCCAACGCTGTCCCATGCGAGGCGCTGGAATTGTTCCATCAAATCGCTTGTTCCACATCATCAAATTCATAAACTCCTTACGCGTGAACTGGATTCCAGGTTGCGTCAGACGATACGAACCAACCAAAGTATCTTGATAGACACCAATCATCGGCTTCGCATGACGCGGCGTAATAATATGATGAGGGATTGCCGCGATTTCTTCCAGTTCTACCATAGATTCGTAGGACTGGGGAATATGTGCGTTCATCTCCGAACATCCCCCAAGTTTCCAAGGGGGGCGGACTATATCTTGAGCCATATCGGGTTGTCTAGACCGTCATGTATGACCCGCTACCATTTAGTCTCTGAACCTTCACCTTTACCTGACAAACGGTAGTAAGGTGCTTGGCTGCGGATGACCCATTTTGTAAACACATTTCTGTGCGAACTCATCATTCACGTTATTACCATATCTCCAGTCTTTCTCTAGAGCCCCATTGCTTTTTCAAGCAATGGTTGGTAGCGAATGCTTTAGGGATTCCCCGAACAGTTTGGAAGCGTTGCAGAAGTATGAATAGAAGTTAAGAAATCAATTGCTTTCTGTCTTAATTCTTGAATGGACTGATATTTTCCCACAAACGATGTTGTTTTTTCTCCAACAATCACTTTTATAAATTTCGTTCCATCTTTTTTATTTCGCATATGAATATACTTTTCTAGTTTATTCATATCTATATCTATCCCCGTGAATAATAACATCTTATTCTTAAAATGTTGTTTCTGCGTTCTCTCCATCAGTGTTTGACGAAGTTCTGAAGAAGCCATTAACATTTTAAGACTATTTGTCATTTTTTCACGGGTTTCTTTACTACGAAATAAACAACCTCCTCTTTTTTTTGGAACATTTAATGATTGTGATGATTGGGTTTCTACTTCCTTTTCTTTGAATACTTTACCACCGATTGTTAAGTTATACCCATTTGGATATAATGTTGAATACTCTCCAATATATTTCCGTTCTTGTATATCCAATTCATCTCTTGGACATCTAAGAATGAGTTCAACACGGAATGATTCTTTACCATATAAGCGAATCGCATTATTAAGATACGTGCACTGTTTCTTTTTAGAATTACAGATTGCTTCGCTGATATGATCCTTAAATCTTCCAACATATCCAAATGGTCTATATTTTCCTCGATTTTTACGATGGCTAAGTGTTTGTCCGACATATCGTTTGTCTGTGGCTACATTTGTAATTAGGTAAATATGTCCCATTACATTTGTATCATCGTCAAGAATTGAATCCATACTAGCTTAATATAATACTTACCTCCTTTATTCTTCTACTAGATAGTTATATTATTCCTATCAACCGCACACAGTCGTATAGAAATAGTGAGTCTTACACCTTTATCCCCTAATCGCGATTCTCACAGCTGGAGAAGGGAGGCTACCTGTTGGTGACAAGATGATTCTCTCGTTAAATACGAGAGATTATGTGTTTATCACCATCAAAATCAGCATTGTAGGGACGAGTAACGAGAACGTTCAAGCGGAATGTCTTGTAGGGCAACACTTTGACGCGATGGCCCATCATCGACATTTTATGAAGA